AATTATGAACATTCTTAGTGGGCCTGCTACGACTCAAATTCGTCGTAAAGTTAATGAACTTGTTGCTGCGCATGTTGCTCTTTTTCCAAATGCGTTAACAACTAAGTTAGTATTATCTGGGGGCTCTAGTAATCAGTTAGCTATAACTACAACTGGTGCAGCTGGAGCATTTTCAGTTATTAGTACTGTTCAAACTACAAATGAATTATGTAGTATTCAATCTACTACGGCAGTTACTTCTGCTGCTCTTATGAAAGCTCTTGATATTAGAATGGCTGCTCTTTCTGCATCTGGTGTCAATATGTTTGAAGTATTAAAATCTACTCTTACTGCTGCTGTTCAGATAGGTAATTATGCTAATGCTGTTGTAGGTAAAATAGATTTTGGAACAGCTGGTTACGTTACTGGTCTTGCTGGTGCTGTTTGTGCTGAAATTGATCTTCCTAGTACTAATCCTGCAGGTGGAGCTGGAACTTATACATGTTTTGAAGGTGAACTTATAGTTCCAACTGGAAATACAAGCACTGTTCCTGTTTCATTTATCAATCTTAATTTAAGTGGAGCTGGAAAAGCTAACTTTGATACTAATGGTTATATTCTTGATATTCAAGGATTAACAGCTGCATCAGGTAAAGTATTTCAGGCAAATACTGCTGCTGCTGCTAGTCATGCACTTAGAATTAGGATAGGAACTACAACTTATTATATAATGCTTACTAACACAGGTGCATAATTTTTTATTATTTAAGTATAAATACATATTAATATGAAACTTAATATTTTAGAACGTCTATTAGGAATAGGTCTTATTATTGCTTATGAATCTGAGCATCCAAAAGGAAATTTTATAACTCTTAAAACTGTTAATCTTTTACAGAATAAACTTCTTGTAAATGAAGAAGAAGTTAAGAAGTATAATCTTCGTATTGAAGATAATCAATATAAATGGGATGATGCTGGTTCTTTAGAATATACAGATTTTGATCTTACTGAAGGTGAGAAAAAGATACTTGTAGAAGGTTTAGTTATATTAAATAAAACTGAACAACTTACTAAAGAACATAATTCACTTATTGATAAACTTGTTCCTGATCCTGAATCTACTTTTGCATTGTCTAATGAATAAAAACTTGGTGTAGCTCTTAAAAATAGAGCTACACTTTTTTTAAATATTTCTTGCTTATTTCAAATTTTTTTTATATATTTATTAAAAATACAACAATGATATATCAACTTACATCTGGAAAAGAAGTTATTGCTAGAGTTGAAAATAACTTTAGCATTGATTATTCAGATTGGGTTGGTCGTGCTCCTCTCTGGATTGCTGATGCACTTGATCAACTTCAAATGGTAAGTTCTTATGAAGATAAGTATATTGATCTTACAGTAGTTGATTATATTACTTTACTTCCCGATAGTGTTCCTCAAGATATAAGACGTATTCTTGGTGTTGAATATAATGATTATTTAATTAGAAGATTAAATATTATCAATCCTATTAAACAGCCACAAGTTAATTCTGAATATAGTTCAATTGAAACCTATAGTATTAAAAATGGTTATATTATAACTTCTTTTGAAACTGGTACAATTAGATTATATTATCAAACTCCTGCTGTTGAATATGATACTGAAACTCAAACATATATTCCAAAAGTTCCTATTAGTTCTATAATTCAAGGTGCTATTGAATGGTATCTTATTTATTGTCTTCTTCGTAGAGGTCATAAACATCCTATTTTTTCTTTAGATTCTAAAAATCCTATTACCAATCCTTATTCAATGTGGATTGAAGAATCTAAGAAGGCTCGTAATCAAGGTAGTCCTCTTGATCCAGAAGATCGTGCTGAAATGAGTAGAATTCTTAGAGCATTTGCAATAGATCCAGATAGACCTTTAAATCATACTTTTAGAGAAGAAAATGCAGGTATTACTTTAAGTGATAGTATTACTGGTCAAGTTGGTTTAATATGACAATCAAACAAATAATAACAATAAAGTCTAAACAAGAGTTACTTGGTCTGAATAACATTCCTTCAGACCAAATTGCTTTTGTTACAGAGAATCATTCATTTTATCATTTAATTGATTGGAGTAGACGTAATAAAGTAGATGCTTGGAAACAAATTATTGGTAATAGTGGAAATATAACATATAATGTAACTAGTGATGGAACACTAGATGATTCTGATTATGTCAAATATCAAGATGAATATTTATCTGATCCTACTTCTGCTCCAACTCAAACTATATATGGAAATGTTCATATAGTAGGAAATATTACAGCTAGTGGAGAAATAAGTGCATATACAGATCTTCCTTATGATACCTTCTGGGATGATATGCCTTATGCTACTAGTACTACAGTAGGTGGTATAAAAGTAGGTAGTGGATTAGTTATAACAAATGGTGTGCTTAGTGCTACTGGTGGTGGAAGTTTTGATACTAGTTTAGATTATTCTTTAAGTGGATTATGGACATTTACTATAACTCCTAGAGTTGGAGCATTAAATGTATCTTTAGCTGGACATACTCATGCATATGAACCTAGTATTACTAAAGCTACTGGTTATCTTAAATGGACTGGTAGTGCATGGTCTTTTGTAAATGAAACATATAGTTTATCTACTCATACACATTCTTATTTAAGTACTGCTAATTTTACAATAGAAGAAGTAAGTAATAGACTTATAATAAGATATGGTAGTACTATTATTGCAAGTATTAGTTCTGCTGGATATTTAAAAGCAAAAGATGAAATAGAAGCATTTGTTTCGACACCATGAGTAAAGTTATTACTAAATATAGAGGATATACTGCTGCTCAATTACGTACTAGAGCAACAGTTCCCAATCTTGCAGATATGACTGTAGTTGGTGATACTGTTGAATGTAATAATATTACTACTACAAAAGTTAGAAATGCAATAAGTGCTGGAGTTAATTCAATTGGTATTTTATCAGAAAGTGCATTAGTTAACGTTTGGAGCGGTTTTGGTCCCACTATACGTTCTATTGTTGGACAAACATTAGTTAATTCAGTTGGTGCTATTCCTCATGGTTTAGGAGAATTTGCTGGTTATAATCATAATGCTAGAACACCAGGATGGATTACTACTGCTCCCTCTGCTGATATATGGGTTAATAGTGGAGGAAATGCTAGTTTTATTGTAGATGTTTATGTTGGAGAAGTACAATATCAAGATATTGCTCCTGCTATAGCTGGAATTACATTAGCTATATATGATAATACTGATACATTAGTTGCTTGGGGTTCTCGTCATTTTGATGCTGATTTAGTTCAAGATGATGTTACCTCTCTTACTGCTATTCTTGTAAATGCTACAATTGAAAGGACATATACTGGTAGAGTTTGGTTAGTATCAGATACAAGTGAATTTGATGATAGTCAAATTACATGTAGACTTCCTAATACTTCTGATTTTACTCAAACTGTCAAAATAAAAGCGCTTACTAACCTTACTGTTAATGCTAATGGATTTACAGTTACAAATCCAGGACATAATCTTGCTGCTGGTACTTGTTCATTTGCAGAAGCATATAATTTAACAGGATATACAAATGTTAGAATAGTTGCTCAATTATTTGATTATTTATGGACACAAGTTGGTACAGATATAGAAATGTATAATGATTCATATTATCCACCTGATATGATTTATGTAACTCCTGCTAAACCTAATGGAGATCCAATAGATGCTTATGGTTATCATTTTGTTATTACTTTTTATTTAACAATTTAATTTTATTGCTATGGGTAATTTTACTGGTTTAATTATTTTAAGTCTTATAATTGTAATTATAGGAATTGTACTCTGGTGTATAAAACAAAAACATTATCAAGATGTTGCTAGTGGAGGAAGTGGAGTTGGAACAAAAGTAACAAAACCTAATAATACTAACAACGAGGCTCAATCTAATTAAAATGAAAAGAGAAGAACTATATGCACTTAAAAGTGCTATTGAAGAATGTTTTAATTTAACAGGTCTTGAATTTATTCATAGAATTAGTTTAATTTATTCTTCTATTAATACACATATTGCTATATTTGAAAAAAATCGTCCTAAAGTTAGTACTGAATATCAACTATTTCAAAATAAACGAAGTGAATTACTCGATAGATATGGTGCTAAAAAAGAAGATGGTTCTTTAATTACAAATAAACAAGGAATTGTTCTTTCTAATCCAACAGCATATAATTCTTCTCTTGAACTTCTAGAAGCTACTTATACAGAAGCAATTAAAAAACATAAGGCAAATACAAAAGAATTTAGAACATTTCTAGAAACAGATTTTAATTTTAAATTTGAACTTATTCCTACAAAATATATTCCTAATAATATAACTCTAGGTCAGTATATTGGAATACTTCCTTTAATTGATAAAGAACCACCCCTTAAAAAAGAAAAGTGATGCAATTAAATGGTCTTAGACTTGATGGTAAGTTTTCTGATTCTGCTCCTTTTACATGGGCATATGCTAAAAATATTTTATTAAGTCGTGGATTTGATAGAATTGAAAATGAACCTGGTGATACTCTCATAAGTACAATTGATGGTGATGTAATTGGTAGAGTTACAGTACCTAATGGATTTTTGTTATTTAGTTGGTATGATAGTAAAGGTTATATTAAATTTGTAGATAGTAGTAATGCTATTACCGATTTAGTAACTGGCGGTAGTACTTATCTTGATTTTGATTCAAGTACAACTCCTTATAAATATATTGAAGGAGTTCACTATTATACTAATGAAGGAGATTTAATTGTTGCTTGGACTACTGGTGTAGGAAAACCAATGATTATAAATGTAACACATTTACTTATTGCTCCTATTACAATTTCATCAGAAAGTGATTTAAAAAGTTGGTATCTATTTCCTGAATTTAATCACAACAATTTTTCTTTAACTAATTCTTCTGCTACTACTAATAGTTCTATTATTACTGGTGGTAGACTTCCATCTGCTGCTTATTTTGTAAGTTTAGCATATGAAATAGATACAGATGTATTAAGTAATTTTGGAGTAGTATCTAGTCCTATATTTATAACAGACGATGATTCTATAACAGCATATAAACAATTTAAAGGCAATGCTAGTTTAGTTATAACTAATAAAGCAATTGTAGTAAATGTTTCTGAATTAGATATAACTAAAACATACTTTAAACTTGCTATAATTCAAAAAACTACTACTAGTAGTATATGTTATATCACTAAAAGATTTAAAGTTACATCTGGAACAGTAGGAGTATTAATTGATGATCTTGATAAACTTACTTTATTTGATATAAATGATGTTCTTATTTCTTCTCCTGGTTATATTGATATTAAAACATTAGTTAATATTAATAAAAGATTAAGAATAGGTAATATAAATAAACCAACTAAATTAAGTTTACAAGAAATATATGATAATATTCTTACTCCTAAAGTACTAACAGTTAGTAGTATTTCTAGATCATCTACTGTTGTTACTGTAGTATGTTCTGTTAATCATACTCTTACTACAGGTGATATAGTAAGTATGAATGGTTGGGCAATAAGTGCATATAATGGACATTTTGAAGTAACTGTAGATAATGTTACTACTTTTCATTATACGACTACTAGTGGTACAGATAGTGATACTCCCGAAAGTGGTAAGACTGCTAAAGTAGATAGACTTATTATAAATTGGATTACTGAAA